TACCTGACCAGCAACCGATGTAATGTCACTAAGGTTATTATAAACAGTAACTATGAATCCGTCTGGCGATCCTGATGTGCCTGTCGTTGCTGTAGTAATTGATCCAAAGTCATACTCACTGCCAGCAACAAAGCTGCCAGACGTTAAGTCATTCGCAACAGTCTCAATCTCAGAAATGCTTTCGTTAAGATCATCTGCAACCGTTTGCACTTCTGTAATCTTTGCGCTTACCGCAGCAAGCTCAGTGTCAACATTTGCCACCGCAGTAATGTCTGATGTTAAACCAGCCAGTGTTGTAATGTTTGCCGATATGCCAGCAACAGTAGTGACATTCGCTGATATGCCTCCAACAGTATTTACGTTTGCAATATTCGTTGCCACTGTTCCAATTGTATCTGCCCCAGATAAGTTAGTCGCAACAGTTGTAACATCTGCAATCGAACCACTGACAGTATTTACATTTGAAATAGAGCCAGCAACTGTTCCAATTGTATTTGACCCGCTTAGGTCAGTTCCTACTGTGGTTACATTTGCATTGTTTGTCGCAACCGTTGTAACATTTGCTGAAATACCAGACACAGTTGTTACATCAGTACGGATTGTATTTACATTAGTGATTGCATTAGTCGCAACCGTGCCATCCTGAATGTCTGCCAGTGTTGCGATGTCTGCCGAAATATTAGCAACACTTTCAGTGTCAGCAATACTTGGCCCCGCCTCTGGGTTCCCTGTCGTTTCGTTAAACGCAAGCACTTTACCAACGCGCAGCTCTTTAACAGGCAATGTCGCGTCAGTCACAAAATCGCCAACACTGAATGTAAGCGCCCGGTCAATCTTTTCATTCAAGCGTTGGTCAACGAATGTCAGCTTATCCAAGCTTTCTTCTAAAGACTGCGCGGGGAATGGATCGTTAGGAACAAGATCAAGTCCTTGGGTGAACGGCTGCTCACGCACAATAACAACAGTTTCAGTAGAACTAGGCGCTGTGACAAATTCAATGTTGCCGCCGCTTGCGTTGCCAACATTCGTCACAGTGTAGTGTGTTGTGATTGTCTGGACTGTTTCGGTGCCATCGCTGGCGCGTAGAATGACAGTTAGATCGCCTTCGTCAAATACTTTGAACGTGTACGCAAAAGTGGTCAGCGTGCCATTGCCGCTGTAACTCACTCTGTTTGTGCTACTAGATACTGTCATCTTCTACCTTCTTCCTTGAGGCGCTGGACTTGTTCGTATGCTGTACGCATATTCGCATATTCTGGCAGTTCAAGCAACGCCTTGAAACCTTCATCAATAAACTTGCTGTTTATGCTGCGCAAAAGCGAAACACGCTCTTTGTCAGTCAGCGCTTGATATGACAAAGATGATGTCACCGCCTCTAGTGTTTGACGGAATGTTAGGTTGCCGTAACCGCTGCGATAAACGCTGATTTCGTTTTTAGCCATGTTGACCAAATCAGACTGCATGCCGTAGCTCAACTTAATCGTTCCCATTCTTTCAGGGTTGGTCAAAGGCCAAACATTGGTCATCGCCTGCAAGCGGATCAGCTCTTTCTCGTAGCTCTCTAGCTCTTCGCCTTTCTTTAGGCGCAAGCCTGATAGGTTGCTGAACAGCGCAGCTCCCGGGCGGGCAGCAAAGCTAAATTCATCTGCCCCGCGTGCTACGCCAAGCGTGTCGTAAACGACTGCATTGCGATCTCGCTCATCGCGGAAGAAACTGTCTTTGGACTGCATCGCATCCATTTCAGCAAAGAACTCTGCAAGCATTCTGCCGCCGCCGCTTTTGGGCGTGCCGACAATTGCGTAGTTCTTTGATCCATCAGCCTTGGCATACTTGAACTGCGTAACGCCGTCTTCATCAACGTATGTCTCTTCCAAGTCCTCCATTGTGTAATACTGGATGTCCTCACGCGGGCGCACGCCTGTTGGGTCTGCCAGACGTTGGAACATCCGTTGCAACGAACTCAGCGGGTTTGGCAGGCCAGTTGGTGTTGCGCTTTCTGCGTAGCTTCTTGCAAGCTTGGCTGCGTCAAAGCCATCCATGAACGCAACGACATCCGCAACGCCTTGCAGCATTGGCAGCTCTTTATAATATTCTGCTGTCGCGATTGCTGCTGCGTGCGCATAGTTTTGCTGCAACTCTGGATCGTTTGTTTTGTTGGCGCGTTGTACTGTGTCTGCTGTGATCGCAAGAATGCCGCCGACAGGTTCAAAGCCTGCATAGCTAACATATAGAAGCGGGCCATTGGGAACACCAAACGCATCATAGAGCGGCATACCTTCTGGGAAGCCTTCGCCTTTTAAGACAAAGCTGTATGGCTGCCAACCGGGCGGTAAAGCCTCGCGCGTCTTTTGATCGCTGGGCATCCCGCCTGTCAATCTGCCATCCATTGCGTATTGATATGTTTTCGCAACGACACCTAAAGAAAGAGTTAAGCGACCCCCTGCTAATTGCTGTGCGCGTGGGCCGTTCACCCCAAACAAATCTTTTACTGTCTTAACGCTAAACGGCGTATATTCCATTGTGCGCAATAGAGCATTTGTTGGCGCTGTCACAAATGGCATGATAAAGCGGCCCAGCAATGTGCGCTGCATCATGCCTGCCACTTTGCCGAACATCCCTAAGTCTGACTGTAATGTGTCAAACCGCGCCTTGAAGTCTAGGTCATCTGCAATCGCCCGGGGATCAAGCAGCAACATGCCCGCCTCATCCAATGCCTCTTGATTGCTCATGCCCTGGCGCAGTGAATGCTGATAGCGCTTGTTGACCGCTGTGTAAAACTCGCCGCGCTGGGAGATTGTCTTTGTAAATTCGTCAGCAGACAACAGAAGTCTAAACGGAATGCGGATGCGCTTGCCAAGCTCATCAAGTGATTTTGCAAAGAAGCTGTTGCTTTGGCCTGATGTCGCCGCATACTGCTCAACATCTAGCTTGCTTGCGCCTGACGGCATCTCAGTGCGCCATGCAATTGATGCAGCTTTCATCGCATCGCCAAACGCATCTGACCAGCCTTTTAGGCGCAGCAGCGCGTCTTCCATGTACACTTGGTCTTCGCTGATTGGGTAGCGCATACCGAGCTGCTTACGCGCTCCGCGCACTACGCTGCCATACATGCCTGCGAATACTTCTGTTGGCAGTTGGAACAACATAAAGGATGCAGTGCCGATCACGTTCTTTGCTTGCGTTGCCGGGGATGACAACAAGCCTGCCAAGTACGCCTCATGCACCATCTGCTTTGTCTTGGCGTACCAACCGCCATTTGCAAAATCGTTAATACCTTTTAGGCCGTTCTCTTTGCCAGCTTTTAGCAAGCGATCTGCCATTGCATCTGTCACGCCATCAGCACCGCTTTCTGCCAACAACCGCTGCGCCTCTTCGGCATAGCGCGTTGCATCCAGCTCACCGCTGACTTGGATTTGGAATGATTGCAATGCCCGGGCGGCTTCTGTCTGCGCACCCTTTAGCTGCAATTGAATGCCGCTGTGGATCGCAAGCTGCCTGCGGAACTTTAGGCGCACAGACGCATCTGCCTGCCCGCTCTTGATTTGCTTCGCCAAGTCTTCAAGCTTAGTTGCACTACGCACCAACAATTCGCGTCCAGCAACAAACTGCGCGGCGGTCAGTGCGCCATCACCGATCTGGCGCTGTAGCAACTCACCAGTAAATCCGATTTCATCCAGCAGCAGTTGCTGCGCATCAAAGATTGTTTTGTTGTTGGGGATGTTGGCACGCTTGCGTGCGACTGTCTCATCTGCGTACACATCGCCAATTGCGGTAATGACTGCCTTTACGTCATCTTGGCTGTCGATGTAATCAAAGTTGAAGTCGCCGCCATCTTGCAGTGACTTAATGTTTTGATCTTTTGTTGTGATGCGGGTCAGAACCTCGTCTGCAACCTCTTCAGCCGCCACGCCTGTCTCTGGCTTGAAGCCTTGCTTCTCAGCTCTAAGCGCTGCCTTGGCTTGCTCATTGACATCAATGGCGCTTGCCTCTGCCTCTGCGGCCTCATCAGCCAAAGCAGATTGCGCGTCCTGCAATACCTCTACTGGTGGCTCTTCGCCAATGGCAGGCGCTTTCAGGCCACGCTCTTCAAATGTCTGCACGCCTTCTGGGCTGAGTATCTGCGGTGCCAGCTCACGCTTTGTGGCTGCCTCAGAATACAGCTCTGGCGCTTCCATCAGACTGCGCTCTTGCGGCGTTGGAACGCGAGGTGCTGTGCCAACTACGCCTGACGGCGGTGTAGGTGTAGAAACCTTTGGCTCTAATTTGCCAAGCAGTTTGAATAGATCACCAACGCCAGCAACCTGCACGCCTTCCTGCTCTGGCCCCTTGGCAAACTCAGTAGGTGCGCCAGTAATGTCGGCACGCTGCCGGGCTTCTTGCTCTTCTGCTAGCTGGGTTGGATCAATAGCCACTGTTTAAGCCTTTATGTTTGTGCGGTTACTTTAGCCATGCCAACAACATATTTCTGCTGCGCTGGCTGCCCTGATTGTTCTGCCGCAATTTGGTCTTTAAGCCACTGAATTTCTGGCGCGTTCTCACCATACTTTTCCTGCAACCTACTTAGCCGTCTTTCCAAGGACTGTGTCATAGTCTCCCCTTTCAATTACTTCTGTCTCATTATGTGTGACAATTGCTGTCGCAATGTCGCTGTTTTCCTTTTGTATATCAATGACGATGTCATCAAACATATCTTCGATCTCATCAATTTTAGCAGCTTTTTCCTCTGGTGTCATCGCCTTCCATGCATCTGCGCCGACATCAAACTCTGGAATGTACTGGAACCGCAAGCCAGTAATGCCTGCCACTGCTTCCTCATTCTGCAATGCTTGCCGTCCGGGCATGTCTTGAACCCGGGCATCCGTTACAAATGTAAACCCATCAACGCCATATTCTGTAAGCTTGTCTGACAAGTCTCTAGCAAAGTCAGCAGACTGCCGAGTTCTAAAATATATCTCTACACCTGGGCGCGTGTCTGGCGTTCTTTCTGGCACAATTTTAGATATGAATGCAGCATCCTGATCCGCATCCTTAGCCACTTCCACCATTCTAGTTTTTACGCCAGTTGGATCAAAGTTTTCGCGCACAACAAATTCTGCGTTAAATGCCCGCTCATCTTCCTGCATAAATCGTCCATAGGTGTTGTTAACCTGATACATCACAACGCTTGAATCATCTTTAGCTGGCTGACCTAACCGCTCTGCGGTTTCTGCCTGCGCTACGTTTGTAGGTCTTTGATTTGGGCGTTCAACACTAATACCTAGAACATATCTAGCAAGTGGTGCAAATGAACCGTTCAGCTCTTCTTGCGCTTCTTGCTTCGCAAGCTCGTCAGCCTGACGCGCTTGATCTTCACGCTCTTGCATTCTAGTTGCGTATTCTTCGTCAGTTTCTCCAGCCTTTTGCTTCAATGGCTTTGGCGGCGTAAACTTTTTGTTTAGCTTCTCTCTTAGCTGTTTGACGCGCGGCTGATCCGCTGCGCCTGCCAAAGATGCTTCAAAGTCTAATGACCCACCTTCGCCTGCTTTGCTTGTCCAGCCTTTTTTTGTCCATATTTCTTTTTCTAAGAACCACAGCACAGCTTGTAGATCGTCTGCGCCCATGTCACCGATTGATGGCTCTACCGACTTAATTATGCCTTGTTTGTTAATTTCGTCGGCAGCAGCTTGGATTACGCGCTGACCAAAACCAAACTCAGACCCGACCTTGGGGTCTTGTAGTGTACTGCCAGCCAAATGCTGCCCAGCAACGCCCTTTTCAACAGGTGGAGGCAGGCGCTTTTGACCAGACATACGGCGCAGGAACCGAGCTGCCCATACGTCAACTGTCGCTGCGTTTGTGTAGCCAATGAGGTTGCCAGTAAAGTTTGGTGTCTTAGGCGATCCTTTCGCCGTTCTAAACATATCAAGCAACGCTCTTGTTGAGCTTGGGCTGTTTGCGTTAAATAGCTGACCGCTTGCCTTGGTGATAAGTTTAAACGGATTATTAGGGTCTTTATGCAACTGACCAAGTTTTACTGGGTTTGCTTCGCCCTTTGCCAGCATTTCTTCATACATAGCAATTTCTTGATCAAACTCGCCGCGTGTAAATCGGCGCATAATCTCAATAGCGTTATCCCAGTTTTGCGTCACGCCTGTTTGGGCTGATGTTGTCCCAAGCAAATCGGCGAATACATCACCTAAGCCGCCAAACTCTTGGCGCATTCTGGCACGCATGGATCGATACCAGTTTGCCTCGTTAATAATTGCCTTGGCCGCTGGATCGCCAGCCGCCGCTCTTGCTGCAAGAGACTTGATTTCCTCAATTGTCTTTTCGGCAATTGTTTGCTCCCACTGCGCAGGATCAATGCCTTCTGGCGGGATGTGGAAGTTATATGGCACCTCTTTATAGGTTACCTCAATTTTTCCGTCTTTCTTTTGCTTGACGTTGGTAACTTCCATGCCCTCTTGCAGCCAGCCTGCATCTGATGGGTAGTTGTTTTTCTGAACTGCGATTTGTGCTTCAGCTTCAGTTGCAATTTCTGGTGTGGGCAGATTGGCAGCAATCTTTTCTTTTTCTGGTGGTTGCAGCAACTTAGCAGTCATTGCCAGCACGCGATCAGATATTGGCCCCACTGGGTTGCTGTAGAGCGTCACGCCCTCTGCATCAATTCGGCCCTGCGCCTCTTCGCCCATGCGAACAATCGCTGGCTGCATTGCCTTAGCGCCACGCTTTAGCAGCTTGCCAAACGCATAGCCAACACCTGTGGCCTCGGCAACGCCAGCCGCCATGATTGCCATGCCGATTGCACGCCCGCCCATTGTGCCACCTTCGCCGCTTTGCTGCTGGAACATCCGATAACCTTCTTGGATGTCCATAGCGCCAGCAGTCAAAAAGTCGCCAACACCAACCTCAAAGCCTGTCGCGCCTGTTCCAAACAGCGCATTGGAATAAACCTCTGCGTTGCGCAGCAGCTCGTTCTCCCGGGCTTGCATGGTGCGCTCAATTTCAGCCTCGCCCACGCCCTGCTCTCTCAGCTCTTCAATCAATCCTGCCGCAGCTAAATTGAAGAAATAGTTAGAGACAATGCGTGAGCCTTCGTCACGCAGCGTAGGATCGGCTGTAATGATTGGCTGGCCTGATGATATGATGTCAGCCACTTCCTGCTCTGACAGCGCCTCTGTGCGGCTCTCAGGCATGGCTGGCTGAACATCTAGGCCAGCAGTGCTGATTTGCTCATCAGTGTACCCAGCGGCCCGCAGATCGTCCAAGGTGTATGATCCTTGCATCTCTTGCAGTTGCTGCGCATATTCTGCTGCTGCCTGCGCAGGCGCTGCATCTGACGCGCCTGGCATCGCTGGCTGCGCTGGCGCTTCTGCCATAACTTCTGGCTCTTCTTCGCCGATCTTAACGTAACCGCCGTTGCCCATTGGCGTTAATATTTCATTTAGTCCAGTTTCAGGGTTAAATACGCTTTTTTTGTTTTTCTCAATTGCAGGATCAAGACCTGCGTCAAAGAAATTTTGCGCATCGTAATACTTACTAACCTCAAAATCCGTGTTATCGCTTAATAAGTCTGCCATTAGAATAACCCTGAGTTTCCGTATGTGCCTTTAATTTGAGCGCTCATAACTGCGCGTGCAGTTCTTTTTAAATTTTGTTGAGCTTCTGAAAGGCTGTCGTACCATCTGTCAATTGATCCTATTGGATCAGCCGCATCAATTGTGAAGCCATGATCATCTCCATAACGCTTAATTTGATCCAAATACTCAATCCTTAGCGCTTCGGTGTAAATTGATTGGAACTCTTTGACTTTTTCTAGCGCAAACTCTCTTAACTCTGATCGCGTCATCGGGTTGCCCGCAGACTGCCGCTCACTATATTCTAAAAGCAACTCAGCATCAGCAGCCTCAAACGCTGTTTTTGATGCTCTTGCTAGTTTTGGATTATCTTGGGCAGCATCAAGCTCATTGTATTTAAAGCTTCTTTTGATAATCTTAGAGGCTTCGTTAAGAGCTTCGTCACCCTCGTTAAAGATTTTCAGCGTCAGCTCACGGTTTTGAGCTGCCGTAATACTAGATGAATTTGCATTCAATTCAGTAACTGTCAGCTCACCAGCCTCTGCCAAACCGACAAGCTTGCTGTAAACGGTTTCGCTTCCCTTGCCTGCCGGGGCAAATTTAATTTCACCCGCAATGTCAAGCTCTGACCGCAAAGCTTCCTGCTGTGTCTTGTCCATCCAGAACTGACCGTTCAATGCGTCTTCAATAAAGTTTTTAGCCTCAAGCCCAGAAACAGATTGACCGCCATAAGTTTCTGTAAATGTCGCAAAGTCAGATGGCGAAAGTATTTTCTGCATTGTTGATGATGGCACCAGCTCACCAATATTAACAGACAGCGCAAAGTTGTACGCTTTCGTGTTGCGCTGGTTTTGCGTTTCAATGACTTCATCGTCAATCTTTTCTTGCACGTTAAAGAACGCAGCCGCGCTTTTTAGCGTATCGCCAAGAATAGCTGTGGCTTCATCTGGCGGCAAAGTTTGCAGCATGTTCAAAACGTGATTAGGAATTTCGCCGCTAATGTTCATGTCTGCCGCTGCAATCTCACCAGCTCGGACTTTATCCAATTGATCGTAAACATCCAGCAACTGCATGGCACGGTCAAGATCGCGGCCCGCGTAAGCAGGCACAACATTCTTGGCAGCCTTCAGCAAAACCCGCTCACTCACGTTGCCCATGATGTTAGGATTAACACCACCAGTTGCCACAGCCTGATCGTGAATGCTTTGCAGCCCAGCTTGAGACAGGATCAAATCATCAGACGTATAATCAAGATAAGGATCGGATAGCGTATTGACCTGCTGATCTTCTAACGCTTTCAACGCAGCCTGCCTGCGCTTCTCAATCTTAATATCAACAACTTCTTTCAAGCGGAACTTGATTGGTATTTCCATCTGACGGAAGCTGTTTTCAAAATCCGCTAGCGCATATTTGTTCTTGCCAACCTTGGCACGCATCTCTTCATAAACGCCTTTAACGCCTTGGTCATACTTCATCTCGCCGTCAAAGATGTTGCCGATGTCGTTGCTGCTTTCCAGTGTGCGTGACAATTCGTTCAAAGCTTCTTTGGCAGAAAAGATCGCTTCGTTCTTCTGCGTTTCAACCAGCATCTTGTAACGCATGTTGCTGTACTCAGCAGCCTGCTTCGCAACCTCAGTTACAACGCCGCCCTTTGCCAACGCTGCCTGCACAAATGGAGTAGCATTCTTCCTAGCCGTAATACGCGCCCCGGGAGCTTCTGATGTTGGGCGCATCTGTGATCTGTATATTGGTATTCTCATTAGCTAAACATCCCACTAGAGTAGCCAAACCGAGCTGCTGAACCAAAGCTCTGGATCAAGCTTGTTGTACCTTGCGCTCTCAAACCAGCAGCCTGCGCACCGCCTTCCATGCGCGACAGCTCTGCACTTAATCGTGCATTCTCTTGAGCATCGTTGATCTGCATATTTGTGACAGCGTTGTTAAAGTCAGCAATAGCTTGGTCATACTCAAACTCACGCGCATTCTGGCGTAACACGCGCATTGGCGTGCCGTGAGAAACATCAATGCCAGCCGCACTGTACTGAGCAACGACAGACCCCTGACTTTCCGCAAACCTAAAGCGATCAACGCGCTCCTGCAAAACCGCATTGCGGTTGATGATTTCACGCTGTTTTTCTAGTAAGTCAATGTCACGCTCAATAAGGCCAGCATTAAACTCGCCAACTTCGCGTGCTGCTTCGGCAGCTCTGTCAGAAGCTTTCTTCTCGCTAATACCACCGAGGACTGTTGCCCCTAGTGTTAAAATTTCAAACAGTGCCATCTAATCACCTCACAAATCAAACGTATTCATGCGTGGATACAACGCTAGAACCGTCATTGGTAGTGGCTGTGATTGCCGCACGTAGATGCGATCACCGTCAGTGAAACCGCCCGCAAACTCGATTTCTTTATCTCCTGTGAATAATGGCACAGCTTCGTCCATATTCATAGAGCTGTCACGGAAAAAGATGCGGTCAGCGTTTCCGCTGTCTGTACCGACCTCTGCGCCGACAGTCTCATGGAAACGCACGGTAATATCGTGGATGCGTTTTGGCTTGCCCTGAGATGTGCCGTCAGATGACCCACCCTCTAGGCGTAGCGTCTGCATTTCACTGGTAAAGCCAAAGCCAACGGCTCCGCTTGTCGCGCTAAAGTCTAACTCTATACCACCGCCAGAAACAACCTTGTCGGCGTGCGTTGCGCCGTTTGCAAGCACAGACATTGTTTCGCCTTCTAGGTGGTACAAGCCAGACAGCTTTGTCGTTGCTGACCCTGCGTAAACTAGACCGCTATCAACAAAGAATGCAGCAGTTGTGTCGCCGCCAAAGTCAAACGCCTTCATCACTTCAACGTATCTTTTCGTAACACCATTGATGGTGCGCTTCACAATCATATACAGCTCGTCTTCGCCGCTGTCTGTCGGTAGCGTGATGATGCTTTCTACAACAGCTTGACCGCCATTAAACGTGCCGCCAAGGATGTGCTTGTGCCACGCAACAATTTCTTCTTCCCGACGATATGTCAGGCCAAGCAGCGTGCCGTCAGTTCGACGCGCCCAGATGATGCTTTCTGGTTCTTGCTGATACGCAAACTCTTGAATGCCGCCCTCAGTCAAATGTTCCGCAAGGATCGTGATGTCAGGCGCAGCGTAGCCTGCCACATCAACTTCACCAATATAACGGAACTCTCGCACCTTACGCGCACCTCGCTGGGCAAACAAAGTAACGTCAGCAACCTGCACAACTTCGCTGTCAATACAGCCATAGTTGGAATACTTGCGGATCACGGTTGACGTAGGCGTAACAGGCCCACCGTTTGTTGTGGTTAGGACGTATTCACCGCCAGATGTACCAATGTTCAAGATCCGCGTTGCTGACAGATAGCGGATCGCGTTTACTTTGTTTGACGCAATCGTATAGATCAACGCATTGTCATCAGCCGTGCCTGTCGTAAAGTTTAGATAGTCAGCACTTTTAGAAAACCACAAAGTTTGGGGGTTGTTATTCGTAGCGCCAAAAACCAATCGTTGCTCAAAGAACGAAACAACAGATGGATAATTGTCGGCCCCTGTCAAAGCAGGTGTCGGTGAGCCAGTAATTGTGGCAGTCGTAAGTGTCCAAGAATTGTGGTCTGTACGAGATAATGTCCGAACCTCATGGCTTGGATGAACAAGATACATTGTGTCGGCAGATTGCGCAAATCGCACATCATTAATCTGGTCAGATGTGTAAGGTGTGCTAATCTCATACAGCTTATCAACGCTGATGTTTGAGCCGCCATAAGCTGTGTAACCTGTTGTATCAATGTCATTGCCAAACAAATCAGTCAGCGTAAATGTGTCGGTTGTCACGTTAGCAACAAGATAATTACGCTCAACAAGCTCGGTCATGTCGCCGCTAGTGTTGTAAAGGTAAACTTCATCGCCATCGCTTAGGCCGTGAGCAGTAGATGTAAAAACACCAGGGTTTGCTAATGTAATTGCAGACACAGCCTTTTCGCTGTCTTCCAAAACCTGCAAGCCATTACGAAACACGCGCATGTACTGTTCGCCAAATTCCAGCGCATATGTGTCTGCCGTCTTAAACTCAAATGGGATAAGCCGGGTCACACTTGAGCTGTCTTTGACTTCCCCAAGGTATTCTGTACCCGGACGGCGCGTCACGCCGCCGTGTGGCTGCACAATCATGTTGGTTAGGGTAGACAGTCCCTCGCGGTACTTTTCAATCGTCACGCGCCCTTCTAGGCGCGGTGAGATTTCCCCTGCGGTGAATGTGCTAATCGCTGGTGCAGATCGCGCCATTTAGAACCTCGCTTCAATAAACTCGCTTGCCTCTAGTCGCTGTGGCGCACCTTCGGTTCCATCTACAAATGTTGCTTGTTTCAGTTTGTCAGAATACTCAGCAGCCATCATTTGCTTGACTGTGTTTGACCCTGTGATCGCATAACTGATTTCAAACGCTAGAGCAGCAGCCAAAACATCAATCAAGCTGGCATCGTACTCCTGCGGGTCAGTCACCCGGGCAACATACTTAATCTTCACTGTGCCTTCATCAGACAGCAGCTTGCGACCTTCAATGACAAACACCGGGCCGCCAGTATTACTAAACATATTATCCTGCGGATAGGACAAGTTGCCGTTGCTAAATTCTAGCACGCGCAGGCAATATGGATTGGTTGGGAGTGCATATTGGTTTGCATAACCAAATGCAGGCGCTTCTGTTTCTTTCGCCAACTCAGCTCTGCGGATTAGGCAGTTCCAAGGATGTGAACGAAACACGCTATCGCGCACGCTTTCAAAACGCTGATTGATCAATCGCGCTGGCTTACTGTTTTCGTCAAAGCTTGAGATGTTGTTGGCTCCCAAACTGTTCAGCGCGTAGTTGGCAATATCAACCGTACTGGTCATCAGCTATCTCCATGTAAAAGAGGGGGCGGCGAACCGCCCCGACTTATTTACTCTTGGCAAAGTACTTCTACAACCTTCGCCTCTTCCATGCGTGTCGCACCTAGAGTTTGGCAGTAGTATACCTGCGTTGCGTATGATTTGTCAGCACGCTCATCAATGCGGGCTGTAGGCTCTTTACCCATTGCAACTTTGATGCCGTCCTGCGCCCATGCAAAGCAGCGGCGGTCAGTTGAAGCATCAACACCAAGACGGTTTGTCACGATAAAGTTGAAGCCAACGAATGTGTTGATTTCGCCCATCGCAAGCGCCTTGACTGTGTTGTAGTCGCTTGATGTTACTGTTGTGTTGTTCAACAGGTCAGTAACCTGCTTTGGAGACACAGCAATGTAACGTGGGATTGATGGATCAACGTCACCAGCATCCAAGATTTCTTTTGCTTGGATCAACTTAGCTAATGTCAAACCGGACGTTGCCGCCGCGATCTGGTTATTAGTTGTGTCGAATGATGTTGTTGTTGAACCGTCTTTGCCTGTGGACGCATCGCCCAAAGCGGCTGTGATGATCACGTCATCCATAGCACGACCCATCGCAGCAGCCGCTGCGCGTGAGTATGTTGATGTCGGATCAACAAGCATGCGGATTTTGTCCTGATCGTCGATCAAGTCTGCATACTCATAGTCAGACATTGTGACCATGCGGCGTGAGTGTGGTGTGTCGATCAATGGTGTGTCGGCATGGCGGGTTGTACGCAATTGCGCTGCCGCTGAACCAACTTGATCAAAGAAAGCTTTTTCGCCATTTACGCTTTCAACATCTACCGCGTTACGCAGCAGAGAACCCATTTGCTGTGACAGCATCTGGATGTTTGATGAAAACTGATTGACAAAAGCTGTAGTTACTTGGGTAGACATCTTGTCACCTCCTAGCTAAGTTTCAGTTTTTGCTGCGCTTGGTTATCCCTTTCGGGGCCGTGCTACTGCTTAGGGCAGCTACTCCACTTGAGTACAAGCTTATTCGTGGGCCATATGGTTATCCACTATAAGAACTCTCGAAGACGCAACACCTCTTCAATGTATGCATCATGTTCTGGATGCATCTTATCAAAATAAGGGCCATCTCGTCTAGTCATCTCTGATATGCGAGATTTTGCTTCTTCGGGGGTCATTATTAACTCTGTCGGCTCGCCAACCAAATTGTCTTCGCCAATCTGTTCAGCAAGGTTTGCAAACATACGAACAACGTCAGGGTGATCGCCAAGCATCCGACCATCAGCCAACTGGACATTCTCAAACATCTCCATGCCTTCGTTGCCCAACAATGTGCGCGCAGCGCTCTGTGCAAGCCCCATACGCTGCTCAAACGCTTGCCCGAACTCTTTACGCAATTCTTGCTCTGCCGCAAGCACAGCCTCTTCTGTGCGCGTCTGCGTGGCTGTCTGAGCCTCTGTGCCAGCTTCATTAAAGAAGTCAACAATCTTGCTCAACTGCCGGGGCTGCAAACCTGCCTCCCAGGCAACCTGACGGAAGCGAGCCATTGCTTCGCCGTCTGCGTCTTCAAGAAGATTGACATCATACCCATCCGCACTGTCCGGGCGACCAATAGCGCTGTAAAACTCATTGTACTGATCATCCGTCCAGCTCTTGCCCGGACGCGCCACTTTGTCAGCGCCAATCATGCGCTGGGCATTTACATAACTCTTCGCCAATGCTCCCGGGTCAGTGAACGTGCGCAAGCTTGGCTCATTGCGCAAGTCTTCTGGTAAACTATCCAAAAAGCTAACTGGTGCCTCTGCAACAGCCTCTTGAGATCCACTATCTTGGATTGCCTCTTCGCTCATACTTTATCCTTCTCTTCGGACAACATTCTGACGATCAGCAGCACAGCTGCGCGTTGTCCTTCATTAAATGCAGTTTCATAAGGATCGCCAGAAAACGTGGTTGCCTCAAACCCAAACCGAGTTTTGAGATCACTCAATACTTGCGCACCGTCATCTGTGTTGAACGTGCGCCGATAGGCTAGTTTTAACTCTTCAACCTTCTTCATTCTTGTGCAGCCTTAATCAGCGGGGCAATCTTGCCACCTGCTTCAGCCGCCATCATCTCTTGCTGCATCTGCTGCTGCATCGCTGCCTGCTCGGCTTGCTGACGGCGCACCTCTTCTACTTCTGCC